TCGCAAGCGGCGAGGATTGCGGAGTTGGAGGCGGGGATTAGCGAGCTCGCTGATCCTGCCAATTGGGTTGTGAACGGTCGTTTCGACCCAAACTCCGGCAACTTCGATGCCACGACGTTCGCCGTCGCCCTCCTGAACAAGGAGGGACCGACGGGGATGAGCGGCGAAGCGATCTTCTATGCCTGTTGGTTTGCGGGAAGCGTTCTTCTTGCTGCCATTCTCGTGAAAGGCATGTTCCCATGACTGACGCACAGACAGAAGCGCGGGCTATTGTCTCCGCTGCGCTGCCACCCCATGAGCAAGCGATGCTCGGCGGTGATGCAATCGTCGTCCTGGCTGACCTGATCGCCACCGCTCTCACCGCGAAGGATGCGGAACTGGCAACACTACGAGAAGCGGATGGCAATTTCTGGGTGGCTGTCGCCCGAGCAGAACGCGCCGAAGCCCAGCTTGCCGAGGCAAAGGAGGAGCTTAACGTGCTTCGCGCCAACCAGATTGCACACGTCGAGGTTCGCGCAAGGCTCACCGACCAGCTTGCCGAGACAAGGAAGGCACTGGATGCGCTAGGCGCTTTCGCGTTCTGGTTCCAGAAATACCCGGAGTTCAAGCCCAATCCTGACATGCAGGCAGAAATGCTTGCCGATCTCGACCGTGCGCGGCCCTTCATCCCGGCCAGCCGCGCCCTCGAAGCACAGGGAGGGGAGAATGGTTGAGCATGTCGCTTATGAGATTTGGAAAGACGGCAAAAAGGACAACGACGCGCTAACATACCAAGACTTGACTGTTGCCGATTGCGCAGACGGTTATGAGGCGCGCCCGCTCGTATACCTATCCGACTACGCCGAACTGGAGGCAGAGAACGCGCGGCTGACGAAAGAGCGGGATGTTTGGAAAGAACGAGCCGCTGCCGATGCCGCAAGCGCCAGCATATGGCAGGATCGCGCCGAAGCCCTCTCCCGCACAGGCGCGGTGAAGGTGAAGGCGCTGGTGAACAGCCTGCTTGATTTACGTGATCTCATAATGCGCGGGAAGCGGTGCGTTACCGATACCGGGCCGGCGGTGAAGCCGGTCATCGAACTTGCAGCCGTTCATATTCTGGATGACGCGGCGAATGCACTGGAAGCCCTCTCCGCCCTTGAGCCAGCCGCGCCGGATGTCATCGCAAAGGGGCTGCTGTCCGACGCGGACGCCAAGGCCGCGAAGCTCGGCAAATTCGGCCACCATCCCGATCCGGCGATTGATTTTGAAATCGAGGTTGAGAGCCTACAAGCACGCCTGATCGACGCGAAGGGCGGCATCAGCAAGCTGGGGACCGAGCCGGAAGCACCAGTCGCCGTGCTTGCGGATATTGAACGCGCCATGACATTCCGTGTTGGCGGCGATCCGTCAGCCGTCCGTGCCAAGCAAATGCTCCGCGATCTTGAGGCCGATGCCAAGCAGGCAGTCCAGCCAGCCGCACCGGAAGGCAAGCAACCGGTGGCGGAGGCAGCGATAATGTCTGCTATTCTCGACTGTCCGCATGAAATCGACGCGCAAAGCATCATTCTGCGGCGATCATCGATCGCTGAAGGGCATAACGCTCTCAATCAACTGCACCGTCGACTCACTGTTGCCCTCAAGGCTGCGATGGAGGCTGGACGCCATGGATGACCAGAACAGAAGGAGAGACCATGCGACTTGATACTAGAGGATTGCTCGAGGCGCGCAGGGCTCGAGACGAAGCCTGGCCTCGCGACAATCTTGAACCAACAATCCGCGCTTATCTGGATACTATCGCGGAGACGACGGCGATGGACAGAATCGAGGTCGCCAAGGCGATCTATCATGCCACGCCGCGAAACAAGCCGTTCGACAAATTGTCAGCATTCAAGCGAGAGCGGCTACTTGCCGAGGCTGACGCTTTCCTGGCGTCGCTTTCCGCTGCTGGCTATCGCATCCTCGGCCCGGATGAAGTCGATCAGGTGACGCTGGAGAAGTGTGCGGAGGTGGCGGAGCGCCTTGCCGAAGATCGCAAGACAAAGGAACAGGAGATAGGCGGCTGGCCTTGGACGGCCACGCCCATTGCGAACCACTTCTGGTGTGAGGAAATCGCCGCCGCCATCCGCGCCCTCGGGAGGAAGGCATGAAGCTCACAGAGGCCCAGCGCGATGTTCTGAACTATCTGGCTCGCGTCAAGGAATATGACGGACCGCCGACCTGTCCTGAAATTTCGCGAGCACTCGGGCATGCCTCCTATTGGGCGGCAACCAAGGTGGCGGCGATGGCTAAGATCGGTCTTGTTGAACGCATCGGCGTCTCGTTCACCGGCGGCTATTGCTACCGCATCACCGAAGCCGGCCGCGCAGCCCTTCGGGAGAACGGGAATGCATAGGGTTTGGTGCGCCGAAGCAAGAGACGG